TTTATACTTATAGGTATACCTCTTATACATCTTAGCGCATAGTCTGATCCATATCCTCCTAAGTAATAAAACATAAATTGACTTATTGGAAAACAATAACCAAAAGGAAATTGTACGTTGTAAACTAATTTTAACTCAGTTATATTATCAGCATGGTTTTGTCCTGTATTTATATTTCTATGCTTACGAAACAAATGTTGATTATCTTTAAAAAAGCTTATAAAAATATCATACATAATTAAAATCTTTTAAATCATTCCAATCTCTATAAGAATCTATAGTCTGTTTATCTATTGTTGGTTTATTAGCATTTCCTGCTACATTAAAAAACCAATCACCTTTTCTACCATATTTAACCATGTAGTCCCAACCTTTCGCATCGTATGAATCTTCACTATTAAAACCTATAGGAATTAAATCAGACTTAGAATTAAATGGTTTGTGATAAGAATAAAAATCAGATCTACCTAATTCTCCTTGTTGTATATTTCTAGCTACTGCAACTGCTCTAAATTTAGTATCAGGTAAAGCTATCTGTAAAGTCCTTGTTAAAACGCCAGTAGATATAACTGACCAAATAGTATTTGGTTTAACTCTATTTTTAAAATAATCATAAACACATCTTACTCCTCCAGCAATTACTAAAGGATGATTTAAACCTAAAGGTACATAATAAGAGTTAGTTGCTTTAGCATATTTTTTTGCTAAAGAGTTAGCATTAGGCATGGCTGCTATTCTAGCAAACAATGGCTTAGCTCCTAATTCTATACATAAAGCTTGGTGATCACTTATCTCTTTTGAAGATGGCATTACTAAAGTTAAATTTAAATTATACTTTTTACATAACCATGAAAGAGAAATACCAGCAAAACCTCTTCTTGGTTGTACGTAAACTATTTCTTTAACACCTTGATTAGCAATATGCTGTATAAAGTACTCACCGCTTCTAGCTTTATAACCCACCTCGCAAGATACAGATTCATCTATTATATTAAATCCATCTACTTGTTTTATATTAAATTCATTAAAAGATGACTTAAAGTTTTTAGTTTGTTCTAAATAATCGTTAAGACTATAATCTTTTAAATCATTATTAGCTTTTGTACTCTGTTTATTTAAGAACATTATTCCAGTATTTAATATTATTATTTTTTATTATATGATGATCACTTTGAAAATTATCTATATATCTAATAAAATCACAAGCAACATCCTCCATATCATAAGGCTTAGAGTAGTTTCCAGTTATTTCACAAAGATATCGTAAAGCTTTATTTTTATTCATCTTAGGTAATATCATCTTTAAACATTTAGACGCGTTAGAACCTACGTATACATCACTGTCTTGGTCTACAAGATCAGGATAATACTCAGCTAAATCCATAGCAAAAGCAGTTAAAACAAAATTTTGTCTTTTAAAACCTCTTGATCTTAGCCAATGATTTCCTAAATCAACTACATCAGTTATAGAGTAGCCACCTTGTTGTACTTCATTCATTATATCGTCAACTAAATTTAAAGAGTCTTCTACTATAAAATTCCTTAATCCTTTTTTTATCATAGGTAATAAATAACCTTTAACATCACAAAAACCTTTATCTGGTATATTATTAACCCAATCAACAATATCATATCTTTTTAATACTAACTCTTGTACAATCCAAAAGTTTCCAAAACCATGACTCCCGTAAGGTAAAAGGTCTTTTGGTCTATAGTTAATACCTGATCCGCATAGTCTAAACAAGTAAGATAAGTAAATAAAATTATCTTTGTTTATTTTATGATCTTTAAAGTAGTTTCCATTGCCTTTAGGATCTAATTCTTTTTTGTCTATTGCTTCTAACAAACTACTAAAAGCTGCATACTTTCTATTTACAACATCATATATAGGTACATGCCAAACTAAATCATCATTAATATCTTCTTTTGTCCAATTAAAGCCTTGATATAATCTTTGTTGATTCATTTTAGCTTTATTATAGTAATCTTTGAATTGCTCTAACATAACTGATCTATATATTTATATGACTTTGGTTTTAAATGTACGGATTGTCTTGATTCCATATCATCAAAAGATAATCCATTTTCATAATCTAAATCCCATTCTATTAAATTATAACCATAATGTAAACAACCTCTTTTTAATAGTTTATTAAACTCATTTACATAATATAATCTATCTAATTGACTACCGAAAAAAGGTTTGTCTTTATACAGTCCCGTACCTGGTATCTTTCTTGATTCATCTTCTATAGGTAATAAACAAACTAAAGTTATTTTATCTAAATACAATTTTCCTAGTTGCTCAAACAATTTTCTAATTAAATCAACTACTGCTTTTCTACCACCAAAACGATGTACATGAAATCTCATGTCTATGTTACCTGCATAAAATATAAGTTCTTTTACATTATCTTTTAAATACTTGTTTAAACCTATTTTTAAAAAACCATTTAATGTTTTACCATCATGTCTATCTATAGCGTAGCCATGTTTAAATATCGATACACTATGGCTATCTCCTAATATTAGTTTTGATGACACATCTTTAGTGTATATAATTTTAGGAATTTTATTACATGATAAACCTTTTAACTCTTTACGTTTATTACATACAACATTATAGTCTATCATTTCATTTATGCAAAACACATTACCATTATAATTGTTTAGCTTATCTAGTCTAGTATAAAAACCTTCTTGTACTCCACCAAAAAAATTAAACTTTCCTTCTTTATAATTAACTCCTTCGGATAAAATAATCTCATTGTATTGATTCCAATCGTCTTTTTCTGTAATTATATCAGCATTAAACATACTCTTTAAAACAAGAGTCCAACCACCATTGTGACTATTTAAACTTTTAACCGGGTTACTAACTACACCTACTATTGCTCTATCTTTTTTCATTTTCATATTTATTTAAAGCAGCTAAATATGCTACTGCATCTAGTAAATTATCTTCTTTGTGATTATATGACTCTCGTGATAGTTTAAGAGCTACCATAGCCATATACATATCTTTAGCAGTTAAATCTTTACCAGTACAAGCTGATGCAATTTTAGCTGCACGTTCCATACCTTTTGAAAAAGGGCCATATAATCTTTCTTTTTCTTGTGAACGTTCGTTAATTATTTTATTAGCTTCATCTAAAATATTCATACTTCTATACTATCTAATATTTCAATAAGCTCTTTTAACTTGTCGTCTGTGTTATCAGGGTTATTATGAAGTATGTACTTTGTTAACCCTATTGCATCGCCTATTTTACCAGCGTTTGTAAATCGTATTTTTTCGTCCATTGTTTTATATTTATTATTATTTTACTAATATAAACATTTTTTAAACAATAAACCTATAAGCCTAAACTTTTTTCTTTTTTAAATTTTTGTAATTTTTGTTCGAGTTCAATAATTTTCAATTCAGATCTTCTTGATCGTTCTACAGCTCTAATTTTATCAGCTCTATATTCATTTAATGACTGTTCATACAATCTTTCTTCAGTTATAAGATTATTTACATAAAAGCCAATATCCTGCAAAGCTAAATACATTTCATTTAAAGCTTTATTATTAGGTTTTGCTTTTCTATTTTTTACTATATAAGCGCCTAATAAATTAAAGTTTGTAATATATTCTATTTCTTTTAAATTATTTATCTTGTTAATTGTACTCATTAAATATTTTATTTAGTTTATCATATACACCATTTAAAAAACAACTACCACAACTTGTTGCAACTGCATTACCATTAAATACACGGTTGTATATTAATATTAATTGGTTTTGTTGTTCAGGTGTTACTGTTGATCTTTTTACACTAAAGAAAGTATTTAAATAGTTATACTCATCTTCTGTCAAACATTCAATCTTTTTACTTGGGAACATTTTGTTAAGCGTTTCTTTTCTTTCATCACATCCACAATCATCACCAAGTACAAATTTTGCAGCTTTATCAATACCTACCTTTTTAAATGCTTTCTCAACTTTATCCCCTAAACCTTTACTTGCTTTTGCATGGTTTTTTTTCCACTGTTTATACTCTTTTGATCTCTTATCTCCTTTAAATTCTTCCATAATTTTTATATTAATTCGTAGTCATTATTTTCATAATCATCCCAATCTTCTTGAAATTTGTTTTTAATTTTATTTTTAGCATTTTTTAAACTATTAAATATAGAAACCCAACTTATATTTGTTTCTTGCGCAATGCCTCTTATACTTAAATTAGAATCTCTATATAGCTTAAAAAGCTTTTTATTATACCATTCCCAAGATTCAACCTCGTTATCAATTAATTGACAAAGTTTATTAAAAGCTATTTGCTCATCCATTTGCGTATCGTCTGGAATTTCGTAGAAAAATTCTTCATTATCAATACTAATTTTCTTAACCTTTTTTTTAGAATTATAATACTGAAAATAAATAGACCTAAGAGTAAAATATATATAACCATTACTTACGATTCCATCTTTAATTATTTTTTCTTCTGATGAATATTTATATAGTGTAATGTACATTTGTTGTACAATATCTTCATAGTAAGATTTTTCGCCAAAGCTCTTTACTATATTAATCCATTCTTTATGTTTTTTAGCTACAATAGCTAACCACTCTGCCGATTTATCCATATAACAGTTATACTAATTACACCTAACAAACATTGTAAGGTGATCTCTTCTTCGTCTTCGTATAAATCTCTGTTATAAAGTGAACCTATAACAAATCCAATTATAGGACTTATTATAACTTCTGCTTTTTTTACTTGTGCAATAATAATAAAAATAAAAGCAATAACGACTAAAGTTATAGCTATTATCAAAATACTAATTTTTTATTTTCTTTACTTTCTAAAATATCTCTATTCATAAATTCAAAACCTGTATTATTAATTTTCATTTTTAATCTTATTGGTTCTTCATGAGGTGTTGGCCTGCCGCCAGTTTCATTCTCTTTAACTTTTAATACGTATAAATTACTATACATCCATTCACTTGAATGGCTAGTATATCTATGTATACAAATTACATCATCAGCTCGATTACCCCATTTACCTCCACCCTCTACATCAGCCATCGATAAAGGTTTAGATAAATTTGCATATTCATGATTTGCAGGATGTGTTCTTCTTAAAGCTTCAGTAACTCCGTGTGCATTTAAATATATAGTTATATTATTTTTTTTAGCAAACATTCTAAATTCTGATGCAACTTGATAATCGTACTCGTGTCCTCCTACTACTTTTAGTAAAGAATAGTCTTTAGATAAACTATTGTAAGGGTCAACTAATAAAGCGTTATAATCCCAAGCCTGTTTAATTGCTTCAGCCTCTTTAATTAATTGTTGATAATTATATAAGTCGTCTACATCTATAATTTTAAAATGGTTATCACACCAACTCATTGATTCTGTTATTTCTGTTTCAGATGCTTTTTGTATAGGTTTACCCATTTTAAACTCTATAATTTTTCTAACAATACTTTGTGGTGTATTTTCGCTAGACCAAATTAAAAATCTTAAATTATGCTTTAAAGCCCAAACAACAAACAAATAACATATAATCGAAGTCTTGCCAGTATTAGCATGGCCAATCAGTAAATTAAAGTTGCCCTGCTTGTATCTAAGATACTCATCAATACCTTGTATGCCTATACCAAGACCTTCTTTTACTCTACCATATTTAACATCAAGTATTTTATTTTTTATAGCTGCATATTGTGCTATCATCTTTTGTGGTATTTTCTTGCTACTTTATCGTTCTGTTCTTTACGTAGTTGTGGTTCTATATAATAACCTACAATTGGATTAATATTGTAATTCCAAAAATCGTAAGGTACTTTTTCACCATCTTTTAATTTTCTCATTAAATATAAACAACTTAAATATCATTAAAAATCAATTAAATCTTTTTGTCGATCTGGCTGATGATCGTTGTTAGTTATTTCATTTAGTCCTTTTGATATTTTCCAACCTTGAATAGAATTAAAGTATTTCGTTTGTCCTTCAGGATTAACCCATTCTCTACCTTTTACATTAATATTTATAGTAGCTTCATCTCCTTTATTATACATACTTAATTGATCTATTGATTTATTTATAAATTCAATTAATATTGTTTGTGGATAATCTGAATTGTGATCTGTTTTTAAAACAAGTTCTACTTTGTTAGTTTTACCAAAAGTTTTTTGTTCTCCTATTTTTAATATAATTCCTTTTAATTGCATAATTTTAATTTAATAAATTTTGTTCTACTTCTTTGTCTATAATATATTTAACTTTAACATTTTCAATACTTCCTCCTTGATTTTTAATATAATTTTTAGCTTTATTATAAGCTTCACTATTTAAAGTAAGTTTTGATTTTGTTTTATCTACTACTCTACTACTTGCTAAATTAGCATCATCATCTACAGCCTGCAAAGCTAATAAAGATGCTAAAGTGTATCTTCTATAGTATGTTATTGCAGATCCTAATTTTTGTGGATCATTTATTTCAGGTAATTTTAAAGCTGAAATAACTCCGCCTGTACTATCTAAACATATTAGTTTACTATAAACCATATCTTCTTCTATAGGTTGTAACAATAAAAGTCTATGTTTTTTTAGTAAAGGTTGTAATTGCTTTATTAGCGAATTTATATCAAAATATTTTGATTTATAAAAAGGGTTTTTAGTATCTTTGCTAATAGTACCTATCTCTTGTTGTAAATTAAATAGCTTTTGATTAATATTATTTTTTTTATCCGGCATGATTAACAATTTGATTTTTTAAATTTTCTAGATCTTGTTTTAATTCAACTATTGTTAGTTCTAATTGATTTATTTTAATATAAGGATCTCTCTCCTCATTCATTTTTTCGTAAAAAGTTTTTGTTTTTGACATAATATAATTTTTGTTTAAAGTAAAAATAAACATTTTTTTTATTATAAAGCAAAAAAAAGGGATAAAATAAAATTCTACCCCCTTTACAAAACAAAAAAAACGAAGACTAAAGAAATGCTTTTAATTTATTATTATATAAATTTATTAATTCTTGGAGTTCTAAACTTGTAAATTTAACTATACTTTTACTTAAATTATATAATAACTCTGATTCTTTAAAACCTAGTGCTTGAGAAAATTTATATTGCTCACCATATCTAAAAACATTGCATGCTAAACATTGTGGCTTTACATTACGTTCATCCCATCTAATACTATAATGTTTTCTACTCATAAAGTGGCCTGCTTGAATTTCTTTCCAAAAAAAAGTTTTATTACAAGTTACACATTTACAATTACCATTTTCATCTGCATTACTTAATCTTATATATTGGCTAAAAACAGTATCAAGTTTTTTTACAAGTTTACTTCTTGTAAGTTTTTTAGGCACTTGTTAAATCTTTTTCATTCATGTGTGCTTCTAATATATAACCATCTAAAGGACTTATAACAGATATAGCTTTATATATTTTTCTACTAATAGCTTTTACTTTTTTCTTCTCTGTAGTTGTTGAATCAATACCTAAATTAGTATACATAAAAGCATCTTCTTGTAGTAGTTCATCTACTTTTCTTTTTATACTCCAAGTTTTGTAACCTTGTATTTTTCTAATTTTATCATCTGTAATCATAGTATGATTTTTAATTACATTCCCACTACCCACCAAATTTACAATCTTTTTTAATAACATGTAAAGTTTTAATGCTATTAGTTTTTAACATCATCTTCCTTGTCCACGATATTTCTTAACGTAGTTTTTAGAAGATTTAAGTTTAGATTGTTTGTTTTTACTATGTACACCCTTACGTTTAACCTTAACTTTTTTATAGTTAATAACTATTTGCTTTGCCATTATTGATGTTTATTATTGCCAAATACTTTTTCCACACCACGACTACCAAAATATCCACCTATAACGATAGATAATAAGCCTGTAATACTATCTAATGGATAACCTAAATACCATCCTATAACATAGCTTATAGTTAAAAATACAAGTGTTAATGGACGTACATTAGAAGATAACCAAGAACCACTTCTAGCATCAGCTACCCACCTTCGTGTAGTACCATCTATTTCAGCACGTTCTATATCAAGTTTTTTAAGTGCTATTTCTTTGTCTGCATCGGACATATCAGAACCGCCTATAATAGCTTGTATTACACTACCGACTGCTGTGTTACCTGCAACTGCACCAACTACATCTGGTATTTTGTTTAGTAAGAATTTACCTACTTGTGTATCTTTAAATTTCTTTTTTTCAGCCATAATGTACTTCCTACAGTATTAGTATGTCCAGACTGAATTTGGTTTTGAGTTATCGGTATCGCAATGTATAAAGGTTTTAGCGATTCCCAACCGTTTGAATCCTGCTTTAATAAGGGCATTAAGAACAACGTATCTTTCTTGTCCTGATCCAATACTAATATCGGCTGCAAGTCCGTTAAGGTGTGATGAGTTTTGCACACCGCCAACTTTTTGGTTATGGTCGGCTGTTCTGTATCCACTTGTGATCTTAAATGGTATCCCTGCAATTTCACGTGCGTTGTTGAGCAACTCAAGAAAGTTACTATCCATATTAACACCACTTCCTTTGTGATCAGGTGAATCAAATTCATCTAACGTAAAGTATTTCATTTTTTAATCTTTTCAATTTCTTGTTTTATATCGCTTACTACTTGGTTAAATTTATCTTCTAAAGCATCAGGTATTCCATCCTTATCTTTATCTGTAAATATACCGTAAACTGTTAACGCCATCATTAAGGCAGTTAAAAACATTACTATTGAAATTATAATTATAAAAGTTTGCATATTTATTTATTTAAATGGCTACCATCGCAGTAACCTTCTGGGTTATTTGTGCATCCGCACTCACATTTAGGTTTATTTTCCATTTCTATTGTTTTTATCATCAAAGTCCATAGCTGCTTTTAATATAATTTTATCCATCATATTATCTTGGTTTTGTAGCATTTCTCTTTGTAGGTTTATTACCATTTCTTCTAACCTATCTTTTGCATCTACAAGCATTTGTATTTGGTGTTCTTTTTTCTCTAGTGTAGATTTTAAAGCATTTATATCATCTGGTCTTGTACCACTAATAGCAGAAATTAAAACAGGTATTGAAGCAGCAATAGAACCAATTAACATTAGAACAATTTCTTTGTTAGATTCTAAAACAGGAAACTGTACAAAAGTTATAATTATACCTACTATAAAAAAGAATATTAAAAGACTTCCCAAATAACTTCTTATCTCTTTTGCCACTCCATTTTTAGGTAATGCCATTATTTTAATTTTTTACTAATACTAATTATTGTATATGCTATGGCTAATAATAAAGAAACGGCTTGTAAAATAGGATTTATAGAACTAATTGAAAAAGCTAATGCTATTGCGTTAAAACCATAAATCTTTAGTTGTTCCATTATGCTATTGCTAAATAAGTGTAAACATTTCCATTTCCATTTACAGAACCATCTGTTGTGTTAACTTGAAACCCTGTCGCACTTGTAGTCGCTTGTGGATAATTGTTTCCTGTGCCTGTTTGTTGACCATTACTTGAATTTAACTTTAAATCATTTTCCATTGGATTGTTTGGTGTTCTTGATTTATCGAATACAATCCAATTATCTGCTGCTGAAGTATTTCTAATAATTAAAAATCTTGGTTCAAATCCCGTAGATACAGTTGTTCCTGTTGTGTTTCCATTTCCTGTATAAACTCCAACTTGTTGTACTCCTGCTACATCTGCAAAAAAGTAAACAACAGCAGAACCTGAACTAAAAGGGTCGCTATCTTGAAAGGTTAAATTTGTTGAACTAAAAGTAGGCACACCACTATTATCAAAAACTCCTGCTGACGGAAAATAACCTCTCCCTTTGCTTGGTACTACTGTATTATACCAAAACCAATCCGAAGTAGAGTTTGTTTTTTTAACGATAGCAAGTTTTGGAGTAGAACTTAATCCGTGAGGAATAGCTACGGCTGATGAACTCATTGTATAAGTAACAATGCTAAATCCTGCTGTTGGATTTGCAGAACGTGATGCTGCTGAAACACCTGTTGAAGAACTTGTTATATCGGTAGCTGAACCACCTGCTTTGAAATGATAGGATATATAATTTTCACCTGTATAATTATTATTACCTGTACTTACTTTAAATCCATCTGAAACTGCTGATGGTGTAACGTAAGCAGAACCTGTTTGTCCGTTAGTTAAATTTGAATAAAGTATATAACCTCCACCTCTAACTGTATCTCCCCAACCCCAACTTTCTCCTGCACCTTTATTTTTTACAATAGTTAAATCGGGGTTAAAACCTACTCCTGTTATATTTCTATCACTAGAATTGTTTCCTGCATATTCAACCATACTAAAGTTACCTGTATTGTCAATAGGAGCAGCACCTCCTTGTGAAAGTATTTTACTTTTTCCTAAACCCATTAGATAGAATTTGGAAGTTGATAATCTACAATAGAACTTTTTGTTGAAAGCGCTGAAATTTCTGCTTCTTTAGTTGCACATTCGGTTCTTAAATCACTTCTTTCTGTAGCTATATCACTTGGTACTGCTGTACCACCTTCTGCTGCTCTTACAACGTACCAATCTGTCTTTCCTAACTTACTTCCGTAAATATGTTTTAGGTTTTCTATTTTTTGTGTTTTAAGTTCAGCTACTGTTTGGCTATAAGTTTTATTTTGTACAGGATAAGTAAAAACACTATTATCTGCATCCCATTCAATATCACCTAATTCTTGACTTTGTTTAGTTGTTGGTGTTACTACATCGTAAAATCCAAGTGCTTCTAAATCGCTATCACTAGAATATTGTAAACCTAAAGCACCTCCAAAAGATTTAAGGTTACTATACGTTTTTATTGTACCATCTATATTAATTGCTTTCATATCTTATTTTTTAACTTGGTGTTGTATCACTTACATAGGTTAATACTGAATAATTGAAAACAGCATTTGCTGAATCACTAATACATTCTATCATTAAAGCGTTAGTTGCTGAACCATCATAATCATTACCACCTAGCTTGTTAAAGGTTTCACTTGTTGCAGCGTTAGAATCTAAAGTAATTGTTTGCGAACCTGTAAGGTTGTGAATAGTTAAAACTTGACCTGTTTTGAAGTTTGTAAAATCAAATTCTATTGCTCCTGTTAAACCACTTCCCATTACAAAGTTAGTAGCTGCTGACCAATCAACAGTTACTGCTCCTGTATAAGTTGTTATACTTCCACTTGCTGTATATCTGTTTTCTAGTTTAGCGTGTGTAACTCCATCATCTAAAAGAGATATGGTTACTGCTCCTGTTGCTGAATCTCTTGCTATCGGTGCTGTTGCTGTTATACTTCCAACATCTCCTGCATCGTCTGTATACAGTTCTGTAAAGTTATCGTTGCAAATATCAAATGCCGCGCGTAAGGTTGAGCCAGTACCGTCGTTGGCAGTAGTTCCTATATTTATTGTTTGTTTAGCCATAATTTAAAATTGTGTTGCGTCTGCTGTAAATTGTGTCGTATCCGATGTTATTTTTGTTGTATCTGCTGTAAAGGTTGAACCATCAGCATCAAAAGGATAAATAATACCCCATGCGTTTAATGCATTTACTGCGCCCCACCAACTAACAGGATATATTGATCCGTAACTCATATATATATAATTACTTTTTTACTTTTTTGTTATACATTTTTTTTAAATAGTTTTTTAACTTAACTATATTATGTTGTTTTGGTTTATAAGTCCTTTTAATCATAAAACCCATCCAGAAAAATTAGCATCCTTATCAGGGTATACATTATCATCATTATTAGTGTAATATTCCGCGTATCTTTCTGCTGCATAAAAACTAAAATGTTCTATCATTCTATCTGTATAGTATTGTGCTGTTGTACGTTCTTTTTCTATTAAAAAATCTACTTCTGTTTTAGATACGTTTTCAGCATTTTCACTACTATGTTTGTAAACACCTTTATTAGATACCGTGTAAGCAGCAAATGGTAAATACTCAACCATTGCCCAATGTACTAAACAAGGCTTAATATGTGTTTCAACTAATGTTGCATAATGTCCTGCTAAATTACCAGCTATAATATCTGTACTTATTTTATCATATAGCTTTGTACCTATATAATTTTGTATATGTATGTTTTGTGCAATCTTAACGTATTGTATAAATTTGTCCGTGTCTACTCCACCGGATACATTAGTGTATTTTACAATATCTTTACGAGTAACAAATAATGCTTCAGCCATAACTATCGTGGTGTTGTAAAGTTTTTAGGTTTTATAAATCCCCTATTTTTCATATCTCTTGGTCGTTTTGCAACTTTAGCATCATTAGTTTCAGGTTTAAAACCTTCTTTCTTTGCTTCATTTACACTTATTTCTGCATTTGGGTTATTAGCATCTGGTTTTACACCTTTAGCCATATACGTTTTTCTCATCCAAAAATGCTGACACGATCCACCACCTTTGTAAAGCCATATATCGTAAGTTGCAGCACCACCTTTACCCCAACCAGCATTTACAGGTTGTTTACTCATTTGCATTATATCTTCTTTTCGGTATATCTTTCTAGCTGATACCATTTTTCTACAAAACTCCCTGCTATTAGCAGAAACTGTTAATGGTGCATATTGATAACGTACTTTAAACTTCATATCATCTGCTTCACCATCTTGTTCACTTTTAGCATTTGATCTTGCTTTACCTGTAGATGCTAAACCTACCATTTTATCTAATGCTTCTTCTTGGTCGTAGTCTACTTTGCGTTCATCTACTAAATCCCAATTTTCTAAATCTTCATCTTCACCAAACTCATTAAGCAAATCAAATACTTTATCATCTGTTTCAGCACTTAAATTACTTTGCTTATGTTCTTCACAAGGCATAAACCATATCTTGCCTTCGTACTCGTGTTCGTGGTAACCTTCGCATCCTATGTTTTTAGCACCTTCTATTGCCATTTCTTTTGTTGCGTATGCTAACCTATCATCTATAATGGCAAAGTCTTTATCTACTACTTGGCTTTTTAGTGTTAACTCTTTTTTTACACCTGTTTCTTCTTCACGCGCTTCATCTGTTATTGCATTGTCTGTATCAATAAATGCTAAAGGCTGTAGTGTTTTAAAATATAGTTTTAAACTAATTTCATTAATAGCTAAAATATCATCTATACATTCACATATAAGATCTTGATAGGGTTTTATAGTAATATTGTCAAAAAGTAGCGCAGCGGTTTTTATTTCGTCTGCGTTTGATCCTAAACCATTGTTTTCGGTACGTATACCTAATAGTAAAGGTGAAGTAACCCTATGTGCTACAATTAACTTATTACTACATTCATTTGATAAATATTCATAATGTTGAGGTGCATCGTTTAATGGTATATCATCAACTGTTGTTTTGCTTTCTGCATTGTTATTAAATGCAATTACTACTTTTTCACCTCTTGCGCCTGTAAGTTTTGACATTACATCATTCTTAACTTGCATTTGTTTCTCGCGATCAGGGACGCCATTGTTAAAGTTTACTACTTTAGTCCCGCTAAAGCCATGTTGAACATCATTAATTAAATAATCAGAGATCTCACTTTCAAGCTCAGCATAAGACAAGCCTCCTTGGTAATCTACGGGACAGTAGTAATCGTAGCCGCTAACATATTTTTTTATTATTTTAATTTCTGGCTCTTTTCCGTTACCAAAACCAAATGCTGCTATACGTTCTGGTTTGTCTTTTGGCTTTATTTTTGTCCAGTCTGGTGCATAATAGTACCCTTCTATCTCGCCATCTTCATTCATTTTTTCAGCACGTAATGTTTGACGTGGAAAATGCTCAGCTTTAAATACTTTATTATCTTTGTAAAGTACTTGAAAAGAACCCTCACCTAATAGTTTTAAATCTAGTACAACCTTTTTTAAACATACATTGCTTATAATAGATCGCATTGCAGCATATTCGTTTGTTTTAGTATTACTATCTAAAGCATCTAACCCTTTACCGTATATCATATTACTAACTCCGTTAATAATTGCGTTATTAGTAGTTGAATCTGTATAAAGTTTAATTAAGTAAGAATAATAATCATTATCTTCTCCATAATTGACCCATTCTTTTTGCTTATCTTCGCTTATTTTAGGGCGGTTGTAAGAAGCTAATTTTACTATATGTAAGTTATCCATTATATTGTGATAAATTCGTTTGTAGTGGCATTAGAAGTATACTCACCGTTGTTTATTGAGTAAGCTGGTAAATCTGTTTGGTTTGTACAGTATATTTTATCTAAAAATACAACTGAACTACCTGAAAGTATTTTAAGCGTGTAATAAATATCTTGTTTTACAGGAAATACAGCATTATACCTATTAAAGTATAAGTTTTGTGATATACTTGTTGTTGCTTGACTGTACACTTCTTTGTTTTGCGTTTCATCTGTTATTTTAACCGTATAAGATGCGTTTGCAGTAAATTCTCTTGGTATAAAATCAATATTTTGTGCTGATCCACTTTCTTGTAGTACTATCATATATATACAATAAAAAAGTATGAAATTTGTTATTAATAAAGCAATAAAAAAGGGTAACATTTCTGCTACCCTATTAAACTATGGTCTTCTCCAAGTATTATATGGATACTTATACCTACAGTCCCAAAGATCTCTTACTAACCCTTGATCTAAACAGACCATATGATTAGCAAGATTAACTACATAAACTCCATTATCACTTACTGGATATTCACCTAAGCAATAACCATTAATTTTCTTTTCTTTTATAAAACCTCTTTTAATTAGAAAAGTATCAGTGGTTAATCTTCCATTTGGCATGTCTCCATTGTTTAATGATATATCCCAAAGTTCGTTTCTAACAGATAGATAATCTTCTTCTGTTGCTAAAGTTAATGCTCTTACAACACAATCTCCAACTCTATCTTTTTTATATTTCATTTGGAAATACTTATGACGACCACCGTCATCGTAAACATAATCATTTTTCATTTGATTCTTGTTTTAGTTAATACACAATGTCAATGAACTTAATCATTATGGTACAATATAAACATTTTATTAACAATATAAAAAAAAACATAGAAATATAACAAAATAATTAAAATTGTTATATATGTAACAAAAAAAAGGGTAACCGTTAAGTCACCCCTTAATTTACCAAATAAAAACCCTATTAAGAATTTGTTCCTAAAGTAATTGTTACTGTACCATCTAAACCAGCGTAATCTGTTACACTAAATGGGAAGTCTATATCTTTTGTATCAGAATCCATAAAGTTAGCAGGAGCAAGTTCTGTTGCTGCCATTGTTAATGTATATCCTGATAAATCACCCATTGCAGCACCTGTGGAAATAGTACCACCTGTTACTTCTGCACCGTGTTCTAATCCCATCATAAAGACATTACCGTTATAGTCTTCCACCGCTACGTGAGGTCTACCATAAGCTAACAGTTTTAACTCTTTATTATCTTCTTTAGTAAGTTTTTTCAAAGTTAAAGTTAAAGTTTGCTCAACAAAAGTTGTACCATTTTCACGTGAAGAAGTAATAGCTTGTTCAAAACTACTATTTCCTTTTAATTCGTATTTAAATGCTGTTAAACTACCAGAACTACCTGTCATATTTGTTATTTCATCATTTGTTAAAGTTACCGTACCTAAATCACCAAAATCTACGAAATAAACATTTTTTAATCCCCCTACAACATCTTTGCAAGGTTCTTTTCTACCAAGTGTTAAATCACAAGCCATATTTATATATTTTTAATAAAAAAAGGTGAGTAGGCACAATTGGCTTACCCACCTAATTTATTGGTTAATTATCTATTAAGAATAAAGTACGATATCACTACCGATGCCATATTGTACACCTGCTGTAAATCTCATTACTACTCTTACGTTCTGTGAACCATCAATATCAGCCATATCGATCACCTTCACTTCATTATGATCCGATAAAAGACCGGTTCCAAAATAAAGATTTGATTTTTCTGCTGCTACCATTGTGTTGTCAGCTAATCCATTTGCTACTGCAATTTTGATACCATCAAAAGATAGACCTCCACCGTTGTACCATTGTGTACCTTTATCATCTGTACCTGCGTTTGATGTTGCAGCTACTGAAAATCCTCCTAATGCTCTTACATACGCTCTTGCTACGTTTTGTGAAACATAGATAAACATATCTTCAGAAGTATAAAGTGAACTACCGATTCCATCGACTACAAGACCTAATTTTTCGACTGCATTTGCAGCAGTTACAGCAGCACCTGCTCCTACATCTGTTACATCAGCATCAGCTAAAAGTAATTCTTTAAATCCACCAAACTGACCTGCTGTTGCAGCAGCACCATTCCAGATAGATTGTTCTGTACGTTGTGCTACTTTAGAAGCTACGTGTCCAATTAAAAAGTCAGCAAATGATGGAGGTAGGCTATCAAAAGCACTATATCCCATTTGTACAGCTTCCCAATCGTTATGAAAGTCAGATTTACATAGTTGTAAATTTACTTGCTGATAGTCAGGTTGTAAAATACGCTCTGTAAGCGTTAAAGTTGAAGTAGGATCAAAATCACAAGTAGCATCTTTTACGATGTCATCACTTGATACTTTTTTAATCACTTCTTTAAATTTAATGTTTGGCTTAATGGTAATTAAACCATTGTCCAAAGTTGAACCACTAAGTAACGCGGCAGAAATGTACTGTCCAGCGAATTCTCCGGAATACGTAGTAGTTATAGAATTTGTTGTTGCCATTTTATTTTATTTATAAGTTTATTTATTAAGATTCACTTGCCCATACACCATCACCGCCTGTTAAATACCAGTCAGTAAGTGCTACAGCTTTAAGTGTACACCAATCGCCTTTATTTGCAGTTGCTTTTGTGTTAATCCAATCTTTATTATCTACACCGCCTGATGATATAGCAGCTACAGTACCGTGAATTGCATCAGTAGAAGCAGGTGAAAGTGTGATAATGTTGTTACCATCAGCACCTGTGTTTCTAAATGTAAATTCCATACCGATGTTATTTGCATCAATAGTTGGTAAAGTAATTACTAGTGCATCAGTAGCTACATTAAATTCGCCACCAGCTTGGTTTGCATCAACGCTTCCAGAAGTAGAAATCGTAGTTTGTTCCGATCTTGCTCTTAAAACGTCATTTGAAGTTGTTATTGTTGTTGACATTATTTATTTATTTAAAATTTGATATTTTATTTAAAACTCTATCTAGTGTTGTATTCATTCTTTTTTGAGAATACAAGTTTAAGTTAGGTTTGTTTTCTTTTTCAGGGTTATGAGTAACCTTTTGTACTTCGCTTAAATCTTCTTTTTCAGCGTATACAGTTTTTGTAGTTGTTTCTTCTGATTTAACAGAATTTTCGCTTATAGGTTCTTCAGCCATCTCTTCTTCTTTAGGCTCAAGCATTGATTTAATTTCTTCAACCATTTCTTTAACCTCTTGAAGTTCTTCTTTAGTAGCATAACCCATTTCTTCTTTAGGTTCTTCTTCTGCTTCTACTTCTTCTTCTGTAGTTTCTTCTGGGGCTTCTTCAACTGCACCAATAGAAGCTATAATACCTTCTTCTTCTACAATTAAAGTTTCTCCGTCTATAAGTTTATACTCGCCTACTGGTAGTGCTACTTTTTCATCTTCGGTAACAATAAAAACTTCTGCTCCAGCTTCAAAGTTTTCGCTTTCTATAATTGCACCGTTTTCAAGTTCAGCTTGTGCCAACTTTACTTCTACAGGTTCTTCGGATAATTCTACCCCAAGTACCTCTTTTACTTTGTTTAACATATCTGTTGCTTTCATATATATTACAATAAATTAGTATTTAGTTTGTTATATTTTTATTTAACATTACCTAGTTCGGTATAAATTCTTTTCCAATCAGATTCAGCTTTTGATAAACTTACAAAAGCACTTGTTAACTCATCTCTTCGTCTTTCAATACCGCTAACAGCTTGTGGAATATCAGAACCTATTGTTTTAATCATTTGGTCTACTTCCCTTATGGCTGCTCCTAGTTTTCTTTGATCTTGCTCAATTTCACTTATACCTTGTAAAAGCTGTTTACTAATTCTATTTAATTGACCTTTTAAATCTTTTGTTTCAGCTTCGTATTTATTAGCAAATTTTGTATAAGATTTAACTCCTTGTACTATTTTTTCAGCTTCTTTTAAACTTAATTCTATTTTATTAGAGGAAAATTTTTGTAATATTCTTTTTACGTCTGATTTCATTGTTGCTATTTTTTTTATAAAGACCTTATTCTTTTTTTATGTAAATCTACTACTTTTAACATTTCATTTATTTGTTGCCTATCTTTTGCTATTTGTTTTTCTTTTTGGTTTAAAGAAGAAGTATCAATATCATTTTCTTTCATCGTGTTTTTTAATTTTGAAATTTCTATTTCAGCTCTATCCGTTACGCTACGGGCTGATTTTAATTCTAATTCAAAATCATTTAACTTATTAAAAATTTTTTGACCTTTACTAATTATTTCGTTAATAATACTAGCATTATCTCTTTGTCTTCTAAAAAAATCAGTTATAGTTACTTTAGATGTATATCCTTTTAAACTTAAATCTATTTTTTTATTATTAAGCTTTTCAAATATTCTTTTAACTTCTGGTTTCATATTGTATTTTTTATTATAATAATATATTTAACTGTTTGTTATATTTTAGTTTGCTGCTTGACACGCTGCACAATCGTTATATAATGTTACAGCACTAAAATGATGACCGTGTGCAGTTTGGTCATTACTTAATACGGTATAACAACCATCGTGGTTATTGTGGTCTGCATTTATATAGTATACATTGCCTACTACTAATTGTGTAGAACCGTAAAAGTGTTTTTTTTGGCTATGGCCACACTTTTGTACTCTATATCCGTATTCACCTGCACTTGGTGTTTCTATTGTTGCTGTTACATTCCCTACTCCTTGTGCTTGAAAACTACCGTCGCAGCATTCTATAGAATATGTACCATTTTTACATAAGCAACCTCTACGGCCTGATTGTGGACTTGGTGCTTTACTCATTAAAAAGTGCTTTTAATTTGTTAATTTTAGCTTGTGCATCCATTTCTAAATCATCTTTCACAGGTTCGTTAGGTCTTTCTAATTTATCAGCAAAGTAACCTTCTATACTAAAGCCTTTTACTTCACCTGCTTTTACTTTTTTCCAAACATCATCATTGTTTACTTTCATAGATACCATCCAAGTACCAATAGGCACGTTTAAATCGTACATTCTGCTTTTATCTTGTTCGCTTTCTACTATCCAACTTTCTACAGCAGTTAAACCTTTAAGTTCTAATTGGTGTTCTAATGTTGAGTTGTTTTGGTTACCTTTTATAAAGAATAATTCACTTGCTTTTCTTACAGTTGCTTGACTAAAGTATATATAATACTCTTGCTCACCGTTTGTACGGTAGATAGGTTTGTTAGGTATCAAAGCAGCACCCATAAGGATTCGTTTTTCTTTGTCTACCTCTGCAAGTTTAAACTCTTGTGCTTTAAGTGCTATAAAGTTTTCTTCTATTGCTGGGTTTTCTACTACTGATATTGCTTCAATTCCAGAAACCTCATCATTTTCATCTATAAAAAGTTCTACTATGTCCATGTTAATACAATAATTATTTATCTATTTTGTTATCCAATTGAAGCACCTTCTACTATATTTCTGTCTAGTGATTGTGCTGTGCTTACATCACCACTTACTACAAATGCTTTTATAGGTTTATCTTGTTGATCACCTATTGTTTGTGCTAATTGGTTTTCAGGTGCTGCTCCTACTACGTTAAATGATGGAGGTGCTGGTGCTGTTGATCCCATTGATCCACTTCCTCCTGATGTTGGTGAAGATTTCATTTTAGCAATACTTACTCCTGCAAACCCTGCTGCTAATCCTGCTTGAATATATGGATATGCAGGAAAAACAGTAGTTATTGGTGAAGCATTAGCTGTTTGAAAAGCATTTATTGTTGATTGAATACCTGCTATTGTTGCTTGTGCTATAGCTGCTGCTTTACCTACTTTAGAACCTTCACCTGCTATTTCAGCAATAAGACCTAAACCTGCTTGTGCCATATCCATCTTGGCATTCATTACATCTTGATCTAATTGCTTTTCATCCTCTGCTGATTCATCATCAAGTTCTTTCTTTTTAGCTGCATAATGTTCAAGTATTTTTTGTTTTTCAGCTTCTGTTCCTTCAAGTAATTCTAATTCTTCTAAAGCAATTTGCTTATCTCTTTCTAATGCATCATAAGCGTTAAGTTCTTCAAAAGTTGTAAGTTCTTTTATTTTTTCTAAACGATCCGTTTCTAATTCATCTTTTTCTTTAATAAGATCATTTCTTTCACGTTCTAATGAATTAGTATTTATTAATTGTTCTGATCTAAAACCTTCTATTTGTGCTTCAATAGCAGCAACTTCATTTTTAGCTTCTTGTAATGCTATAAAATTTTCATCACTATCATTTTTGTCAAATTGTGCTTGTGCTGCTTTTTCTATTGATGCTGCATTAGCTAACATTTTTTCTTCTTGTAAATCAAGAATTTCACCTAATTTATTGTTTGCAGCAATACGTTCTTCAATGGTTTTAGTTTCATCATCTCGTATTTGTCTTTGTTGCTCTGCTTGTCTATCATACTTTTCTATTAACCCTTGATTAATAACAGCGGCTTTAGCAGCAGATTTATTTAATTCAACAACACCTGCTGCTGCTTCATAAGTACTTTTTCCATATTCTACAATACTACTTGTAATTTCTTTAGTGCCTTCAACAATTTTATCTACAGAATTATCTACACCTGTTAAAACATCTACATATTCTTTACCTGCATTTTTAGCAGCTTCCATTGCACCATCAAAATCACCTTCAAAAACTTTTTTTATGGCTGTACCTAAAAATCCAAGAACTTCTAAAGCACTATTAAAACGTTCTATTAAATTTTTCTTTATAGCTACACCAAAATCTACTATTGCTTGTTTTGGATCACTAAAAATAGCTTTAAAATAACCAACAATATTACCAATGTTTGAATCAAGAAATTTAAATAAATCATTAAATGCTAAACTTAATGTTTCCATTACAGTAGCAAATGTATCTGCTACCTTTTGGTTTTGCATAAATGTTTCTTTTAGAACATCAAACAGCTTTATAACAATACCTAAACCTAAAGCACCTTTAAAAAGGTTGCTTATGCCTTTTAGTATTTTATTAGTTTTCTTACCTTCTTTACCTGCTGCATCTAAACCTTTTTCAACACCTTTTAATCCATCTTGTATATCACCTAAATCATCTTTAGTTTTACCTGTTTTAAGTTCAAATTCTGCTGTTATCTTTTTCATAACTGACTTTTAAATTGTTTGTACGCTTCCCTTATTGATTCAGGGTATTTGTTTTTACCCATAGCTATATCTATATATTGTCCGTTCCATTTTTCGCTTCTTGCAAATTCTAATAAATCTAATATATTCTGTATCATAATGTAGATGTTGTGGTTGCTTGTTTTATATCACTTAAAACTGATGTAACCGTATATTGTGTATCTGTATTTGTAAACACATAAAATCTGTAAAATATTGTCTGATTTGAAGATAGAGATGTAATACCTGCTTGAACAGATGCAGGGTTAACTCTTTTATTTAATTGTGTTGTATCAAATTTAATTTCTGTTACTCCTGCTGTTGCTCTTATAACTGTTATATCATCTGGAATAATGTCGCTTTGTGTTGTTGAGTAAAAGAATCCGTATTGGTCTAATTGTTTTACTCTTCCAAGTGTTCCAAGTTCGTTAATTGTAGCACTTAAAATCATTGTGTTATTAGTTATTACAGTAGGGGTATTTATAGTTACTGTAGCTTTTGTAACAGGTAGTGTTGTACTATGGTCATCAACTAAAGGTTCGTTTCCTGTATCCAATAAAGTTGGTATAACCTCATTAGTAAATTTTATTTCTAACCCTTCAAAATTACAGTCTGCATCTGCTGTTATAATTGTGTTATCAGCAAAGTAAACAGTACTATCTGCTGTAATACAAACAGAATTAGGTGCAAACTTATCTGGTACAATAGGTGATATATCTATTGCTTCTCCTGCTGTTGGTTTTACGTTTATTAATTCTAATGTTGATTGATTAGTTTCAAAGTTTGTATTTATTTTATTTATCTTATATAGGTTTTCAAATATTCTAACTTTATCTGCTAAACTTAAATCAAGTGTTATAGAAATGGGTAAGTATGCTTTTACTGTTGTTAACCTTCTTTGTGCATCAAATATTTCTTTAATGTAGTTTATATAGTATTCTGCAAATAGTGTTTTCTTAAATGGTGTACCTAAATACTCATTTGGTTCTGCACTAAAGTTTAGGTTTTTAGAATCTGTTAACCTTACAGAATTACTTGGTATAAACACATCTGTTTGTTGTGATTTACTACCATCTGAATTTAACACACCAATATCTTGTGTAGATAAAATAGGATAAAATAATAATGGCTTACCTAAATTTGGTTCTTGTTTTATGTCTGCACTCCATCCCCATACTAAATCTTTAAAGCTACCACCGTTCTGATCTTTTAACCTTTCGTATTTAAAGTGTTCTAATGGTATGCTTACTTTATATGTTTCTCCTTCTATCTTATCTAAATCTTCTGCTGTGTAGTTTTCAGCACCCCACTTTCTATTAAATAACTCATCGTGGTTTTTAGCAAAAAAGTTATCTAAACCTTCATAACTAAAATCTACTTGTTTAAATGGTAATACTGTATCTACTGAAGATTCTGATTTATCTATAAATTCTGTTATATCCCAAATAGTTGTACTGCTAGAATAAAAACTATCAAGTGTTTTAACCTCAACAATACCATCACTATTTTGAAAACTCGTAAGGTTAAACATCTTAAATAAAGAAGTAAGAAAATCTAAAACCTTAATATCTGGTAATTGGTTTGATGCTCTTAATTGTACATCTGATAATACAGAAGCAGTACCACTAAAGTGTGCATTTCTATAACCACCTCCTATATTTTTTTTTCTTCTTACATCAAATTCTATAGCGTATGTTGATGCTGTACCTGTATCTACTGCAAAAGTATATGTACCTGCATCTATGTTTAAATCTCTTATTTCATATCTATTAGAAGTTGCGGTTACATCTTTATATTCTTCAAATACAATTCCATCTTTATAAATAATAAATGAAAATGGATCTGATAGGCTAGTAGAAATTGTAACATCTAATATTCTTTGTGCTTTTGCTTCTTTTCCTTTTTGGTCGGCTTGTGGTGTTGTAAAATAATTATCATATAAATCAATAACTGCTCCACTTGAATCAGATTGACTTAAAATAAAATTACCTACAGGACTTTCATTACCCTCATCTTCAAACAACCCACCTGTTTTATTATGTAACCATAAATACAAATTATAAAAAGGCTCGTTTGTATCACTAAAAAAATCTGTACTAAAAGTAATTCCGTATCTGTGTTCTATTGCTTTTATTATAGGGTAAACTCTTAATGCAGGTTTTAATTGTGATAGTTGTAAACCTGTATCTGTTGTACTTGCTTCATAAGCAATATTGTTTTGTTTATCTGAATTGTTGTTTGCAGTTGCAAAAGCAGAATCGTATATAAGTCTTTTACTGTGGCTTATTAATGGGAATAGTATTGCATCAGGATATGTTACACCATCAGCAGTTACATCTAAACCATTTTTTAAATAGGCTTTTATGTTTGTATCGTTGTATGTAAAATTAAAAGAATCTTTTAGTAACGGTAATGACTTTAGTTTATCATCTCCCATTATATCTTTTAGGTTTACACCATTGCCAAAGAAAGTTAGTTTGTATGTATGTGCTTTATTATCTTTTCTTGTTGCACCTTCAAATTTTACTTTACCTTCTTTAAACAACTCATAGTTAAGATATAGTTGTGCTGTTTTCTTCTTTCTTGCATCAAAAGCTGAATCACCTACAATATGATAATTATAAAAATGTCCGAAAATTTTATTGTTTGCTCTACTTGCAGGTACTGAAAAAGTCCTTGAAAAATCAGTAAACACCTTTTCAATATCTTTTACATCTTGCAAAGATTGTGTTAAGGTTACTGATTCATCTTTAAATAAATCAACTTCTTGACCTTCTATATATAGTTGTAAGTTTAACATTAACGTACATTGTTTATCTTGTTAAATGCAAATTCAAAGTCTACTGTGTAGTTTGCAAGTTTATCGTTTAAGCTAGTTTTAAGTGTTAATGATTTACTTTTAGGTATTATAGGTAATGTATCACTACCGTATCTTATCCAAACATTTTCTGATAAAAACAATTCTTCTATAGATGAGTTACTATCTTCATTTATAAAACCTGTATTAAGGGATATACTTTTAGTTGCGTTTGAGTTATATCTTTCTTGTTGCCCTGCATACTTGTTGTAAGTTGCTGTACTGTTGTCTATAGTATTGCGTTTAAACGTTTCATCTGTTACGTTAAATGATTCTGTTGTTTTCTTAAAAAAGTACAAGTCTTGGAATGCACCGTACTTATTTGTAAAGGTTACTTTGTATGGTGTAAACTTTGGTTCACATATATTATTTACTGTAATAGTTTTTCTTAATGTTGTATCATCCGTATCATATACTTTAATACTAGAACTGTCAGCAGGTATTGTAATGTATTGTATTTTTTGATTTGTATTACCACTATCTGTTACTTGTGTTGTAGTAGAATCTATTATGTATTTTCCCACACCTTCTGCAAATATTGGAAACTTTCCTGCTGTACCCTCTGGTAAGTAAATTGTGTTAGCAGTCATTAATGCGTTTCTTGATAATTCAGGACTTGCTCCATCTTCAAAAAAGCCATAACCCTCAACAGCTAAATAGGTATTTGTTATTGGTGATCCGTATGTAAATACATTATTGTTTTCATCTAATAAAGTTGCAATGGTTGTAACCCATACACATTTAGAAACGTAGTCATTATTAAATGTTAATGTTAGGTAATCTCTTACAAGTTCAGATATTTCAAATACTACATTTGTATCTTCTCCTATTAAAGAGTTTTGTAATGTATATTTTAAATCACTACTTGTATAAGAACCAGAAGTGCCTTCGTAAACGTAAACTTGTAATTGTACTGTCTTTAGTGCCATATTAAGCTATTTTAGTAAATGTTTTAAACGCATAATTAACAAACCAAACTTCTGTTATCATTCCTGCACTATTAATACCCACCCAATAATCCGCACCAACTTTGCTTGGGTTTGTATTATTTGAAAAAGTATTTCGTAAATCTTTAACTTTACTTATTCTACGATATGCAATTCCTACTTTATTTATAGATGGGTTTTTTTGACCAAAAAATTGTAAAGGGAAAGAACCTGTTATTAAACCTCTAAAAATAAACGTATTTATATTATTTTCTGCAACTGAATCTGTAAGCCTTATTGGATCAGATGTTGGTGTTAGCGTAGAAAAACTATTGTATCCGTGATATTCTAACCTTCCTTCCAAAGTACTTGCATTGTTTGGATTCCTTCTAAAACTTGTTGTTCCACTTGGATAAGCAGCATCTATTTGTGCGTATGTTATATATCCATAAAAAATACCACCTGCATACCATTGTTCATTTCCTGCTGTTGGTGTTAAGCCTGATTGTGTCATTGTAACAGGACAAGTAATATCTGAACCACCACTATTAGAGTATCCACTTGCAGGAGGTGTTATTGAATAAGTAACTGTTCTTGATGTATCACTTGTTACTGAATCAAAACCAATAGGCGAAAAACTTGTTATAGTTCCTTTGTTTGCTAAACCTTTAGAGATAGAACCAAAAGATGTTATTGATTGATTTGTTAAAGATGCAATACTACAAGTAAATGTAGGTAAAGAAGCTGTGGGTTGTGAAAATAATTTTGAAACTTCTACTGTTGCACCTGTGTTAGAATATCCTGCTGGAACAGTTACATTAAAAAACAAAGTTACATCTCTATTGCTTCCTGTTGTATTTGCTGGATAGCTTGTTATTGTACTACCACCACTTGAATCTTTTATTGCAGTTATAGTTCCGTTTACACTTGGGTTTACAATTACTCCTGCTTGTGATATTGAACCTCCAGACAAATAAGCATCTGATGAGGTATAGGCTTCTGCTGCTGTTGTTGTTACTTGTATTGTTTGTGTTGCTTTACAATGCGTTAAATCGCCATCTGTGGCTTCAACAAGTAATTTTTTATTTGTACCTGCTTTCCTAACTGATATAATTGTTAAAGTATCTCCTGAAACTGATGTTATAAAATGTTCTAAATTATTATTTGTAATTAAATAACCTGATACAGTTCCACCTGTAAAATAAGAAGATAGGTCTATGCTTACTGAATTACCCCCTGTATTTATTGATTGATTAGGAATTGATCCATTATTTGTTATTCCACCTGTACAAGATGTTGCAGGTTGTGTTGCTGTTGCATTACAATTTATTGTATCATCTCCTGCATTACTAAAGTTAGGTGGTATACTTAAAGTAAATGTTATTGTTCTACTTGTTGCAGTTCCTACTGCTGCAAACTTACCATCTGCAAAATCTCCTGCTGTTGAGGTGTAAGAAATTATTTCACCATAAACAGAAGTTGGTAGTGTTACATTTCCAAACTCATCTACTGATAAATTTTGTAAGTTAATAGTTGCACAATCTAATGCTACTGCTGGTAAAGCAGGTTCACCATACTTTAAATAAAATGGACTTCTTACGTTTATCTTTGTACTCATCTTAATCTATCTTCTTTTAATGTAAATGCTAAAAAATCTTCTACATCTAAACCAAAACTTTCTATTAGTTCATCTGGTAATTTTTTAAATGCGTTTTCAAATGGTTTAGTAAAAAACAAACTTGGTTTAATACCTTTATTCCAAATTGATCTTGTTATTAAATAAGCTGTACTATTGTAAGACATAAACTTACCTGTTTTTTTATCTCTAAACTGAAACCTTTTTGCTTTTACCCATTTTTTAATACCACCACTTAATCCACCTTTCTTTCCTTTGCCTGAACCAAATTTTGCTAATGTTCCATATTTACCTATTTCAGAATAAGTTGAGGTTTTACCTTTAACACCTCTGTCTTGATAATAACCATACTCTTCCATTTCAAATGAAACACTAATAGAATTAGGCATAGCTTTAACAACACCATCTAAACTTCTATAAAGGTCGTTAGAAACATTCTTTCCTTTCTTTGAAAGCATTGCTCTACTTTGATTTAGAACAACCTGCTTGAATACATCTAAAACCTTTTGTGTTTCTTTTAACTGCATATTGTCATATCGTTTTGTACTACTACATCAAATGTTGCTGCCCATCCTGCTAACTTGTTTTCAAACCTATCTACAAATGGTTCGCAACTTACATCACCCTGTACTTGGTAAAGTTCTGTATATAGATCACCACGTTGTAAGATGTTTATTATTCTTGTTAGTAATCCTAATTGTGTATTTAGCACATCTTGTTCGTTATCGTTTCCTACAAATATATCAGTAGTTGCTTCTTTGCTAATATCTACAATATCCATAGATAAGATAGAAATGTTAAATGTTAGTGTTTTAGTTCCTACTGTTGTGTTGTTTACTATGATATGTGATAATGGGAATATTGTTTGCTTGTTAAGGTCTACATCATCTAAACTACCAAATGTAACTGTATTAACAAATGGTTCTGCTGCAAGTGCTGTTTTTAATTGTTCTGTTACGTTGTAAAAACCTTTCATCGTTTTTTAATTAACTTCTTTTCTAATTCTACTTTATCTTTTTCAAATGCTAAATACATTAAACACTTGTGGACGTTAAGCTTGGTAACCGTGTCAAACTTGGTAGCATCTCCTTTAGCAATACCATAGACCGACTGATACCAGCCCCACTTTGATCCAAAGCTTCCTTCTGCTGAATAGTCAGTTTGTTCGGCAACTCCTTCTGTAAATAATTCAGGATAGTTTGTGTTAACTCGTTGCTTAAATGATAAAAAAAAACCATGGAACCAAATACAATATCTAAAGGCATACGTTTTAGCTTATCATTCATACCATCGTAATCTTCTATGTTGTACTTTTTATCTTTCTTAAATTTTATAGGTCTGTATAATACGCTCATTGCTTTGTGCATATTATCCCACTTACCCAAGTTCTCATCAAGGTCTATAAACTCACCTAATGACATATCATCTAGTACAGGTATAAATCCATACTCTACATTGCCTAAAGTAAACGTAGGTGTTAAACTATGCTTCTGGTCAAATATCTTGTTGAGGTGTACAACTATCTCTTGTACTGATTTGTATTTTATGTTTGCAACATCCTTTAAGTTAAGGTTACAAAATATCTCTACCATCTTTTGTAGTAAGAATGTAGATTCTTTATTTTCTTCGGTGTTTAACTTTTCAAATCTTTGGTATTGATCTAAAGTTATTTCTTTAAGTGAATCAGGTACATTTATTTCTACTTTCATATAAGTACAATAACTAAAACACTATTCTGTATAAAAGGAAAAGGTAACATCTCTGCTACCTAATCCCAAACCAAATCAAATGAAAAAAATTAAATGTAATTGTGATATAATATCCTATATAGATCTTCTATAGCTTTTTCTAATTCAATACTATTTTGATCATATATTTTTTTACCTTGTATATAGTTATAATCTATAGCTGCAATTAGTTTAACTACAGGTGGTTTATTATATCTACCTCTACCTAATGGCTTTTGAATAACTTTAATATTGTTATCCCAACACTTGTTTAATATTTTATAATATTCTATATCCATCCTAGATCATATCTTAAATATAAAAATAAATCTAATACGCCATACATAGTTGTGATCCATGTAGCATTAAATAATATACCTAATAATATGTTCTTCTTTGTAAATATTTGTTTTAATATCTGTAAATCTTTCATAATATAATTATTGGTTAATAAAAAAGAGAAGCTGCCTTTCGCTTGATGTTATTAGTCAGGGTTATAAACAACTAAACTGTACAACTTCTCTTATGTTTTTACTTTACTTCTAAATTAATGTATTTATACTCTGGACTTCCAGCATTTGTCCATTTGCCTGTTAAAGTATAAAATTCGTGACTGATAGTTACGAAAGAACCGTCACCAAATCCACCGTCGTCAGTTAAAGTTAATATACCTTTTTGAGATAAAGTACTAATTAAAGCTCTCAACTGTCTTGAGTCGATGTCTATTTCGTGAACATTACACCAAGCTGCTGAGTCTGAACCGAAATCTTCAGCTGTGAAGTTTTGTATTTGTTTTAAAACTTGATTTTCGTTTTTTGTAATCTTTTTTGTCATTTTATTTAATATTTATTTGTTTTGGTTAGTACAAATATACACATTTTTTTAATATATAAACAATTTATTAACTTTTTTAGTAAATATAGTATTCTCCTTTATTTGGATTCTCTAATATAGAGCTAAGGATATATCTTGCTGCGTCAATACAGTGATCACCGCTTGTAGGGTTTGGTTTTTGTAATGTATTGCCTTGTTTATCTTGCATCCATATATAACCATTTAGTTCTCTTATTAGGTTTTTACTTCGTTGAGTGACGTATATAACGTTCTGATTTATTAAGTTAATTCCATATACAATAGAGTCTCTTCCTTTGCTTACAGGATATATAGGATGGCCGTAGCTTAACAATTCGGCTATAGACTTTGGTTCAGCACTGTCAGCATAGATTATATCGTTAACTTGATTGTTTTTTAAGAATTGACTTATATCGCTGTTTAACATTCCTTTCTTGCATAAAACCTCATCAAATATATATGAATTATTATACTTATACAAAGCTACAAGAGTACTAGGGTCTACACTATATCCAAAGTCCATGCCATAACCTAATAATCTTGTTTCATCTGGTACTGATGGTATCTCTTTCCAATCTGGTATACATACACCTTCAAGAGATCCAGTCTCTCCTAGGCCATATACTTTCCACCAATTTGACCAGTAAGTTGAGGTCTTTGCTTTATCTTTAGCTTTTTCTATCTCGTCTACAATAGACTTAGGTAATACATTATTGTCTTTATAAGTTAGTGTAACGTAGTCTACTCCTGGCTGTCCTAATACTTCTTTGTCTACCCAAAACAAACTAGACGGGTTATAGTCTAACCATATATTACCTGATGTTCTTACTACTAATTGATTGTATGCATCAAATGGTACATTGTTACATTCGTTGATATATAAGTCTGTTCTTCTTGCTCCTCTTAATTTATCTGGCTGATCTGTACTAAAAAATTCTATATAGCTACCATTTGTAAATATATACTTTAAAGTACTCTTATTGAACTGATTTTCTTTATACCTATTTAATCCATTTAATATAGACAGAAAGTCCTTTAGAGCGCCTCTGCGTAAGTGTGGGACCGACTCTGATACTATACTTATCTCTCTACCTTCATTTTTTATAGCATAATCGATTAAAATAAGTATAATACATATTGTTTTACCAGCTGACGTACCTCCTCTTATAACCTTAATACGGTTGTTAAGTACACGTAATTTCGATAAAGCTTCGGTTTTTTTAACCTGCATACTAATCTACAAACAACGGAATATCCTCGTTGATTGTAATGTCTTTAGTCTCTCTAGGTTTACCAGCATAATAGTTATAAAATAGCTGTACATACTTAAACTCTGCACTTTCTAATCCTTTCTTTAATGCTTCAAAGGCCATAGGTTCTAACGGCGTAAGCTTCTCAATAAGTTCTACCTCATCAGCTTTAGACTTACGTCCTGCATTCTTATGACCTCCATTGTTTTTTCTACCATCCATAATTAAAAAACATTATTAATAATTATATAATAACAAATAAAGCTAACTGTTAAGTAGTAGCTGTCTTTTCTCGGATCTTTCTTTTCTAAGTTCTACAAGAGTAGTTGCATATTTATTTCTATAATAAACTCCAGGGTTTCGATCTCTTTCTCTTGTGCTATTTGCTCTTCTTATTATATTATCTATTTTTTCAAATATTTTATAATACTCATTAGCGTCTTTGTAAAAACTAATTTGTTGATCAAAAACTTTAACACCATGTAATACTGTAGCATGATCTCGTCTTACAGTTTTTCCTATTGTGCTTAACGATTCTCTTGTATGTTCTTTACATAGCTTATAGTATATAGATCTAGCGTATACAACTTCTCTTTTTCTATTTCTCATTCCTAATTTTATATTAGTATTATTTTCAACTAATTCTTTAATCTCTTGTATTTTCATTTTTTAGTATGTTTTTTATATCTCTTAATGTTAAATATTCACTTTCCTTTATAGCTTTTTGTATACCCGCACAAGCTTCGTATGCTTCTAGTTTTTCATATACCTTAATAGCTTCTTGTAATTCTTTTACTGGAGAACCATCTACTAAATCAACTAAAGCTAATAAATAGTATTCTTTTATTGTATTATTCAAGTGTACCAGTTACTACATATTCATTTATCTCTTCTGTTCTATCAATAAAGTAATTTTGAAATACTTTTAAACCATATTCAACTTTATCTTTACCAGAATTATAAAAACTTTCTTTTACATCATATATTCCTAAATCTCCTGATCCTTTATCAATAACAAAAAATTTAAAATCTTTATAATCTACTTTAAATAAATTACAATATATGTATACTTGAACATCATAACCAAACTTTTTAGCAGCCCATTTAAATCCTTTAATATCACTAGTAGTTTTTAAGTCTGCTATATAATCAAATCCTAATACATCTGCTTTAGCTCTGAAAGGAAAACCATTTAATATATCAAAACCAGGTACTTCAAATTTTGCGCCTCTTGTTAGCTCTTGCCAAACATTATTTTGTAATAAAGCGTCTGCAGTATACATAGCTTTATCATATTCTTTACGAGTAAAAACAAATTGTGCACTTCCTACTTCAGCTACTTTATCTTTAAACTTTTTTGTTACTGCTGATTGTACCTCAACAACGTGACATAAACTATCTAATTTTTCTGGCTCTAATGCTGCTAAGTGAATTAGTCTACCTATTTTAAATGCTCCTGTATCTGATTTAAAGTTTAATGACCTTTGATAGCTCTTAGGTGAATCTATTAATTGTTTTATAGCTGAGCTACTTAAAGCATATTTACCTAACTCTCCGTAATAAAAACTATCGCTATACATCTTTTTAATTAGCTCATCCTTATCCCATACTTTACCATTTAGTAGTTCTATCTTTTCCATTCTTTCTTTGCTTTTTACGTGTACTGATTTCATTTCATCTGGCGATATATAACATGTATCAGATCCTAAGTTCATAGTAGGGTTTATACTATACCTTAAAGCTTCTAACTCTTGTTGTGATTCAAACTTATAACTTTTATCAGATATTTTAATATTTATACCGCCATGCTTAATTGCCCAATCTAAAAAATTTAACTTAGTTGTTCTAAATGTGATATTTTTCCAATTAGGATGCTTTACTACGTCTTTCATTATTTATCTTTTATAAATGTTCCATTTTCCATTTTACCCTTACGGTTTTTTATTTCATGATAAGCTGATTCTATACAAGTTTCAATACTTAGATTACATAATCTAGCTAAGTTTGTTAATACAACTACCATATCTCCTATAGCATCTTCTATTTCAATCTTATCTTTATTAAGTATTGCTTGTGATAATTCGCCAGCCTCTTCCATTAATTTAAGGTATTGTGTCTTAGGATCTCCTTTTTGATATATACCTCTTTGATCAGCCCATTGTCTAATAGGCTCAAACTCGTTATTTAATCTCATGTTTTTTTATTTAAAAAATTATTATATAAATGTAAATTATGTGCAAAATGATAATAAGTTCCTAATGGTAATTTTAATTGAGTTGCTACTAAATTATGTAAATTACTAAAACAATATTGGTCATTACAAAATCCATACCATAAATCATTTGATCTCATTAAAATAGACATATGTAGTTTATTATTATAAATACTAAATTGTATAGCATAAGTACAAGGTGTATCTTTACTATATGTGTCTATTTCTTTACCATCATATATTGAAATAGTAGCCTGTCTAGTATTATTATCACTTTTTAGCTTATCTATAACTTTTATTATTTGATTGTTCCTATTCCACTGCCAACCATAATTAGATCTAACATTACCTTTTTCATCCATCATTGATTTCCATATAGGAGCATAGTTAGATATTTCTTCTGCATTTGGATCTCCTTCTAAATACCATTGCCATTCTCTTTGTGCATATTTACTTGAAAAATTACGCCATTTAGTATTTATAATATTATCTTTAGGGTTTAAAATAGTAAAACCTATATTAAATAAAGCTTTCGTTCCAGCAAAGTCTATTCCTTCTTTTATTATATAATCGTAATAATATTCAAAAGCCGATTGTGCGTTAGAAAAAGTCATAATGATTTATACTCTTTTAAATAAAACTCTAATGTTTTCGATTGTGAATTTAAATAAATTTTTCTAAACTGTTCATATAATTTTAATACAGTTTTAGATGGTACAGTGTTTTTATACCTTTTACCTCCTTTTTTTAAATAAGGGAAACCGAAATTAGCTTTTCTACCTTTTTTATAATACTTGTCTATATCTAATATTTTTTCAAACTGTTCTTTAGATAAATCTATTATTTCTGCTGTCAACTTATTTATAACAAACCAATGAGTTGTCATGTGTTTACATCCTTTTATACTTATAGGTATACCTCTTATACATCTTAGCTCATAGTCTGATCCATATCCTCCTAAGTAATAAAACATAAATTGACTTATTGGAAAACAATAACCAAAAGGAAATTGTACGTTGTAAACTAATTTTAACTCAGTTATATTATCAGCATGGTTTTGTCC